CCCCGGATCTCCCCCGCCGTTGTCATCCCCCGACTTCACGGGGGTTTCGAAGTAACTGTCGATGCCCTCGCGGTCGATGGCACGCTGCAGGAACGCTTCGAGCATCCGCGCCATGGGTCCGTCGGGGTCGGACAGTTGTTTCAATTCATTCGCGATCGCCTCGGCGGTGTCCTTGCGGATCTCCTCGCGCATCGCCCGCGCGATCGCCGCCGATTGTGTCGCGTCGTGGTCGCTCGTTCCGCCCACACCCTTGATCAGCCGCTGCAGCGCATCCGGGTTTGCCGGCACCGCTACGCTGCTGCACTCTAAGAGCTCACAGTCCTCGAACACGCGCACCTTCACCTTCTTGCCCTCGTGATCGACTTCCTTGTAGGACCATGCGTGGGGGATAAATCCAACACTGAAAGCCTTCACGTGCCCGTCGCGGTGCAGGGCGAATCGCTCCTGCGCCGCGTCGGTCGTTGCAAAGATCGCCGTGCCGAAAAGCCCCTCTTTGGTGGGGTGGACGTTTTCCCAATGACCGATGGGCTGCTTATGGTCGTGGTCCTTCAGCAGCACCGGCGAGGACAGGAACCGGGCGAGTCGCTTCTCCCAGCTCTTTACCTCGATGATCTCGCGGTAGCGATCTACGATGTTCGTGCTCATCACCGCATCAACCGATCGCCGGTCGGCGTCCACGGCCCTGGTCTCGAACATCCCGTCGATGATTTTCAGTTCCATGATTCCATCCTTGCTCCCCCGGAAAGGGTGTCCGTGTGTGTGGCTACAGGGCGGCGGCCATCACCAGCCGGTGCAGCTTCTTGTTTTGGCCGCGGAGCTTCCTGGCCTCGCGTGACAACTCGTTGACCTGCGTTTTAAGCGTGCGGATGTCCTGCTCGGCCGCGAGCGCCCGCGTCCGCCAGTGCCCGGCCTGCTCTTCAATCGTCATGTCGTCCATCGGCTTAGAAGGCAGCACCTCGCCGGGCTTGGCCAACTGGCTTCTTGACCGGGCACGCTTGGAACCGACGAAGCAGGTGGGCGACTGCTTGAGATAGTCATCCTCGGTCATGCCCTCGTACACCGCCGTGACCAGCTCTTCGAAGCCCTCGTCGATAAATGCGATCGGTGCGAAGGTCTGCTCGATGAACCGGTTGACGGGGGCGTCGCCCGGCCCGACGGCCTCGCGGATGATTTGCATAAGCCGGTTGGCGCCGGACCTCTGCATCTCGATGAACGCCAGGGCCGCTCGGTGCGCGTGCCGCTTCGCACTCCCCACGTTATGCGCCGCAAGCTCCGCCGAGCGTTTCATCAACCGCTCCTCGTCGTAGAACTTCTTCTGGTGGTCGTCGAATCGCTTGGTCTTATTCATCATTGTCTGCCCTTTCCATTCGAGCCGGTGCTCGTAGCAATAAGTTCCGTTGGGACGTATTTTTGAAAGCCCTCGCCAGCCAAGCGGTGCGCCACAGACATCACAGAAGCAATAGCTGCCAGGAGACATGGATCGGCGATTGTCGTGATACGTTTTCTGCGGCATAACACCAGAAACGCGGCGAGCTGCCATTCGCCGGCCCTGATTGCTTTCTCTGTGTTCTCGAATTGAGCCAGCCATATTTATGCACGTTCTGCGTGAGCAAATACCAGTCGTGTTGTCAGATCGAATAGCCATGCCGCAATTCTTGCAATGATCGAGGTTGCCACGCGATTCACGGTGAATCCTCGCGTCTCGGAGCTTGAGGCAATCGGTTGTTTTTGTGCAGCATCCATGGTGGTGGTGAGCGTTCTTGTCGTATGGTCCCCCACATACCTCGCACACGCCACTCATATCACGAGTTCGTTTAACTCTGTGCCGCCGTCGACCTTGCTCTAGGCGGCACGCTTCCGTTCTGCCACACACCCCATGCCTGGAACGTGTCGGCAAGCCACACCCCGCACAGACGACTGGATTGGCATGACCTCTCCTGCGCCGCATCATCTCACGTCGGCACGCTTTCGATCTGGCACAGACGCCGTGTTTCGATGCGGTCGGATTGCGACACACCTCACATGTTCCGCTCATGCCTCACCCCCCGCCGTGACCATCATCCTGGCGACGGTAAAACCGAACTGGAGGCGATACGCTAAAAGCTCTGCATCGCGGCGGTCATCCGGGAAGCGGCTGAGCGTGGTGCATCCGCAGTTGATGTCGTCCTCGGCTACGTTGGTGACGCGCGGGTGCTGGCAGGTGTTGCCGGTCTTGGGCAGCGTGAACAGCGCCTCCCGCGCGATGGGGTGCGCGTGCGTCTGGTCCTCGGCCCGCATGTGCCACTCGCGCCCCGTCTCCCTGCGCGACCACAGCCAGCTTTTCAGGGGGATGCCCGCCTGCCTGCGGCCCTCGTGCCTGGACTCCTCGACCGCCGCGCCGATCTCGGTGCGAGCGATGGTGGAGGCACGCTCCGACGCGAAGTTAAACTCGACGCGCACGACCTCGCGGATCTCGGTGAGGCTCTTGCCGTCGGCGACGGCGGTGGCGAGCTTCTTCTTAAGCCGCCGGTGAACCGTGTCGTCAACGCCGGTGATCCGGTTCTCGCGTGCGAGGATCTTCGCCTTCACGCGCGGATCGGCGATGTTGTAGGGGTCGGCCTCAGCCGCCGTCTTGCCCTCGGCGATCGCGGCATCCTCCATCGACTGCGACCCACCCAGCAGGGCGGACGCCCGCACCAGGGGACGCGCCTTGGCGCGCAGCCGGTTCTTGTTCTTCACGAGGTCAAAGAGCAGCTCGGCGACCAGGTCCTTGCGGACGATGGTTTTTTTCGACTCCGCCCGGTTGATATTCCGGTTGACCTCGGCACGCAGGTCCCGGAAGTGGCCCTCGACCTTCTTACGCATGTCGCGGATCAGCGGCATGATCGACAGCCACCAGGCGTCGTGCAGCGCGGCGAGTTGTTTTTCACTGAGACCCTTGGCGGCGTCTTTTTTCTTGGCCGCTGTCTTCTCGTCCTGGTCCTCATCGACGGGATCGGGTGCCGGCGGATCTGGGTTCCCGGGCGGCGGCTCGTCTTCACGGGTGTCTTCCCGGACGTCCACCAGGCCCATCGGCTTCCACCAGGTCTGCTGCCAGGGGTGCTCGGCGGAGACCGGCGCATCGTAGGCCTCGATGACTTCCGCCTGGGTCGCGCCGAGTTTTTCGGTGAGGATGGTTGCCTCTTTAAGCCGCCGCAGCGCAGCGTCACGGACGGCGTCCACCGCCGAGCTGTCGAACCAGGCGAAGAAGCGGAGCGGCTCACGTCCCGCCCCGCGAACAAACGCACGGCGCTGCCGGGCGTGACGGCGTGCCGTTCGGTAGATCACGCTGCGCACCTCGTGCGGTCTGGGCGTGGACAGCTCGTTGAACAAACGCGACCGGTTCTGGAACCTGGGCAGCAGGTGGATGGTGAGCTTGCGCGCGATCCACGCCGCCGCTGGCAGCACGGTGATAAACTGAAACGCGGTGTGCGCCTCTTCGAGCTCCTTGCCGTGGCCCATACCCGCCTCGCCTGAGTAGCCGGCCACCAGCGGGGGCACGCCCAGGGATACGCAGACATCCACCACGGACATGGACTTGAGTTTTGTGAACTCCATCTCGGTGAACTTCTTGACGAAGTCGTTGACCGACGCCCCGCCGCCGATCACCAGCGGGTTGTTGCGTTTCGACGGCGAGCGGTGGTTCTCGTCGAGCTGGCGGTAGACCTGGTTGACCTGCTCATCGGTCGGTGTGGTGTTGGGCCCGAAGTCAAAGACCAGGCCGGGCTCGACACCGTTGTAGAGCGACTCAAGGTTCGCGGTGTCGGCCGCGAAGACCTGCTGGATCGATCGCATCGTGGGCTTGAGCTGGCTCAGTCCGTCGTGCAGTTTCTGCGACTGGTAGTCGGCGAGTGTGAACGGGATGACCTCGTCGGGCTCAAGCATGCGCGGCCTGCCGGACTTATCACCCGGCTTAAAGTAGCGGTAGCCGACCAGCTCGCCGCCCTGATCGTATTGAGGCTTGCAGCGGTCCTGGCCGACGGGCCGCAGGCGGTTGGGGATCTTCCCGGCCGACTGCTCGATGACGACGTTGCAGGCGCCGGTGAGCATCATCAGCGCATCGATCCACCCGACCAGGTCGTCCGAGGTGGCGCCGGGCCAGGGGCAGCTCAGCAGGTCCATGATCTCGCCGGACTCCACGATCTGATCGTCGGTGGTTGAGACCATCAGGGGCATGCTGCTGATGGCGCTGGCCCGCATACGGATACAGCGGTTCACCGCGCCGACCTGCTCCATCGGCTTGGTGACGCGCTCGCCGTCCGCACCGGACGAGAGGAACCGCGCCATCGCACCGGTGCTGATTGACCGGGTGCCGTTCCACAGCTTGCCAATGACCTGCTTAAGTCCGATCACGCGGCGTGCTCCTGTTTGGATGGGCCGAAGTGGATCACGCCGTGAACGTTGGGCTGGTGCCCCGCCCTAATCGCCAGCGCCGCGCTGTAGGCGATGTCGCAGTGCGACTCGGGCATCAGGGGGTTCTGGCTCTCCACGAGTTTCAGGCTCGACTTGCCGTGCTCGCCGCCCGCCGACTCCGAGCCCGCCTCGCGTTGAACCGCGTAGAGGTCGGTGGCGATGAACTTGTAGCGATTGTCCTGGCCAGCAAAATCCGGCAGCGTCTGCGCCGCGTCCTTGAACGCGGTCATCAGGCCGCTGCCCAGGTCGCTCTTGCGCTTGCCGCCGAAGTTCACCGGTTCCCACCGGCCGGGGTACTTTGCCGCCAGCGTTTCGTTGGAGTCCATGCCCAGGCCCGTCGAGTCGCCGCAGCCCACGGCGACGGTCTTGGACGCCATCGCGGCACCAACGATCTCACGCTGCAGGCTGAACGTGCAGTTCTGCATCAGGACCAGGTAGCGCAGCCGCTTGCTGTCCTGCCTGCCATCGTTGATCCAGAGGCTCGACAGGTGACCGGTGCGTGCCACATCCCAGCCGATTTCGGGCCTGCCGGGGATCTCGCTTAGGGCGCGGAAGAAGTCCGCCCGCCAGCCCGAATCGTTCTGGCAACGCAGGTAGTCAAACGGCAGGCCACGCCCGGCGTTGCCAGCCGCTTCGAGCTGGGCCCACTTGATCAGTGCATCGAGCGCGCCCATGAACTTGCATTCGTACTCGCGCATCCAGCCGATGTCATCGCCGTAAAGCGCCTTGTACGTCTCGATATCCGTGGGGTCGCCGTTCTGATCACGCAGCACAAACCCCTCGGCGATCGACTGGTGGATGTCGCAGAAGTGGACGCTGTAGAGTTCCGGGCTGTTGACCAGCTCGTGGAACTTGGTGTCCTTGCCGCGCGGCGTGCTGATGACGATGACGCTGTACCCGCGCGTGGTTAGCGGGAACACGACGCGCCAGTGGTTGTAGCCGCCGTTGGGGAACAGGCCGAACTCGGTGAAGATGACGTTACCCGTGAAGCCCGCGAGCCGGTCGGGGTCGCGCCCGGGCATGGAGATTACTCTCGCGCCGTTGGGCAGCCGCAGCTCCCGGCTCTTGAAGTTAAACGTGTGGTCAAACTCGGCGTCGTACTCGGTGAAGTCCTCGGCGTATTCCTGGAGCTTCGCCTCGTAGTGCCGCGCCCAGAACTTGCACTTATCGAACGTGGCGTCCGCCTGGCGTTGGGTGAGCGAGACGATAAACCAGTCTTGCCCGGTCTTCATCGCGTCGCGCACGGCCTTGCGAGCGGCGGTAAAGTCCTTGCCTTTTTGACGGTGCCAGCAGACGACCTGAACGCGAGACTCGTCGAAAAGCAGCCGGACCTGGGCGGGGTCCATTGTGATCCCGGCGGCGGGCGAATGGGTGATGGCGTTAGCGTGCGTGGTCATGACGCCACCCCCCTTAGTGCTTCAAGGTCCGCGTCGGCGTGTCGGATCTGCGCCTCGGTGATCTGCTCGCCGCGCTTCGCCCGCTTGGACAGGTCGTCGATCGTCGATCGAAGTGCGGTTAAACGCTCTTCGATCTTCGCGTCTTTGAGTTGCTGGTCGTGCTTGATACGCTCGACCTCCGCCTCCAGCTTCGCCGCACGGCTCTCGGCCTGCTGGCGTGCCAGGCCCAGCTTGTCGCGTTCGAGCCGGCCCTTGTCGGCGGCGATGATCAGGGACAGCGCGGTATTGAGCCGGTCGGTCTTCAATTCACTGGGGTCACTGGTCATCACCTCCTGGGCGACCAGCGTGGTGACGCGGTGCTTGATCAGGTCCTGCAGCTCGGCGACGTTGAAGTCAGGGTCGGCGGACAGGCGTGTGACGATCAGCTTGTTGGCCCACTCGCCCCAGATGCGTTTGTAGACCTCGCGGAAGCGCTGCGCGAAGCGGTAGACGCTGGACCGCTTGAGGTCGCCCCCGGAAGGCTGTTGTTCAAGCCACTGGACCGCCGCGTCGTTGACGGTCTCACCGGGCTGGATGAGGCGGCGGCCCAGCTCGTTGAGCGTGGAGCGCGTGAGCTTCATCACGCTGGACGTGTAGCCGTCGGTGATCAGGCGCTGGACCGCCGAGACCGCGAGCTCTTCCGCCGGCGGCATGTCCAGCATCCCGGGGTGACCGGGGG